TTTTCCCATCCGGTAAGCGCGGCTGGTGCATAATGCAGGAACCATGCAGCGATCCGCGTCCTCGTCTCGCTGCCAGGCCCGGTCGAAAAGTCGCCGTTGCTGAGAATATCCAGCATTTCCTTAGTGCGCAGATTATCGTTCTGTGCGGTTGTAACGCCTGTAGCCAGATCACCGACATTTTTGGAGTCGCGCGCATACCGCTCATCCGCCACTTTGGCCCTTGCTGGATCGCGCTCGACCTCCTGCTGCGCCGACGAGTATCCAGGGATCACGACCTGACCGCCGCCGGCGCCCGCTGCTCCGGGCGACCCACTGCCAAGCGCTGGTGGCTCAGGAAATCCTGCCGGCAGTTCGCGGGTGTTAACGCGCAATGTTTCCTTGGTCACCGGGTTCTCACGCAGGACCGGCTGCCGGTAGGAATCTACTGCAACGGCATATTGCGCCTGCTCCTCCGGGGTCGCGTTACCGTTCGCCACTTTCGGACCCAATCTGGAGACGATAGCCATGGCTGCCGTATCGGCCCGTTGCGGGGTAACTTGGATACGCGGCGCGATTTCCTCACCAGTGCGTGGATCTTGGGTGATGATCTCGCCGCCGGTCAGCGTGACCTTCGCGTCCGGGTGATTAGCCTTCCAATATTCCAACGCACTGTTCTGTTGCGCGACGGTGAGCTGGCCCTGCGAATTGGCCAGTTGCTGCGTCTGTATCCAGTCTGAAAACTGCTTTTGCTGAAGTTCGATGTTTTTGTTCACGAACCCCTGCTGGGCCGCCATGCGCTCCTTCAAGGAAGTCTGAGGGTTCGCGGCCATCGCGTCGATCTGGCGCTGCTGGATCGGCGTCATGCCGTTCTCATTGAGCTGCGCCAGTTGCGGTGGCGCCGGGCCGCCACCTGGTGCGGCCTGACCGGGTGCCGGCGGCGCTGACGCCGCCCCACCGGGCGCCGCTGGTTGCCCAGGCGCAGGCGCCCCCTGTCCCGGCGCTGTAGGCGCCCCTGGAGGCGGCTGCATTGCGCCGGCTACCCGATACGGCGCAGGCGTTCCACCGCCCACAGTGGCCGCCGCAGGAGGTGCCACAGCAGTCTTCAGCGTGGCGTATCCCTGCGCCGTCGGATGCACGCCGTCCGGCGACATCATGCCAGCACCAGTCGGCAGCGGCACGAACTGGGCACCGTTCCGCGCGGCGATGGCCTGCAGCGCCGCATTGGTGCCGGGAGCCTTGGCCTCCACGCCTGGGCCAACGCCAAGCACCGTGACGCTGCTGGCACCGCCGCCGCGTGCCTCCTGCACCTGCTGCTCGACGCTGGCGAGGTCGCCCGGATCGTTCGATGCGCCGGTGGACAGCACCACAGGCTGACCACGATAAACGCCGGCTCTGGCCTCGCCGGAAACCGTGGAAAGCACATCGCGAGGCGGCGCTCCCACCGCACCAGATCCTCCGAGCCCGCCAGAGCTGGCGAGGCTATCCCCACGAATAAGCGGCGGACGCGCTGTGGAAGCTACTGCGGTGCCGCCACCGCTGCCTGGAGCAGAGAACCGCCGGTAATAGTCGGACAGGTGCGTGCCGTTGGCGTCGGCCGGATCGTATTGGCCGTTGCTTGCGACGAACTTGCGCATACCTTCCGGGCCACCGAGATGCGCCACGGCGCGCAATCCATTCGCATCATACTGATCGGCACCGGGCGTCTGCGCGATGGCGGTGTCGATGTTGCGGACATGCACATCGAGCGCAGCACGCTGGGCGGCGGGGCTGGCAAGGAAGTCGGCCTGCGTCTTCACGTCGGGGAAGCCAGGAATATCCAGCGTGCCGCGCCACTGATTGGCACCGAGGTTCTCGCCGGCCGCCGGCTTATACATGCCGAGATCGGCCAGCCGTGACGTGCCGAATTGGTACTGGCCGGAATACCCGGCGGCATTGACTGATCCAGGGTTCCCCTCGGCGCCCTGCAGGCGCGTGGCAAAAGGCTCGATCGGCCCGCCCTGTCCAGGCAGTCCACCCGGTCCGGGCGCTGCTACACCGCCACCACCAACAGCGGGTGTCGTCGGTGGTGTGTTCGCATTGGTATACGCCTTGTTAGCCGCGAGGTTCTGCGCCCACTCGGCCTGCGTCTGGCTCGGTGTGCCCATCCGCGCCAGCGCGTGGGCCACGTCGTCGCCCGGATATGTCTCTGGCGCATTCTTGAAGTAGCCGGGAGCCGTCTGCCGTGCGTTCGCCAGCAGCGTCGGATATGCCGCAGCACGCGCCTCTGGTGTCGGATACAGCGTAGGATCTAAAACCGTGTTCGCCAGCCGCGATGCCATCTCCATCTCGTGGCCGCTGATGTCCTGCTGCTGCTGCAGGAGTTGGTTCTGGCCCTCCTGCTGCCTCAACGCCATCATCGGGTCGAACAGCACGTTCGGAGCGCTGGAAACCTGGGTACCGGACATCAGAACGTGCCACCGGGCGCAGTATCGGTAAAGGTGCTGGGCGCGGACGGCCCGCTAATCCAGTTCTGGAAATCCTTATTGCTCAACAGGTTGTTGGCGATACTGCCTAGGCCAGACGCCGTGTTGCCATAGATGCTGGACTGCGCGTTGGCACCTTGTATTGCTGCGTTCCCTGCGGCATTGGCTGTGGATGCACCGCCGGCCGCCGCGTTCTCGCCGAGCGTCGAGAGACCCATCAAGCGGTTGTAGTATGTTCCGAAGTCGGAATTGGCGAGACCCTGGCCAAAGGTTTGCTCTGCTTTAAGCGCCGCCCCGCTGCGCAGCATACCACTGGCTGCCGCACCAGCATCCACCGCACGAAGGCCCTCGCCCATCTGCCAAGTGTAACCGGGGCTAGTCTGATAGTTGGCCATGGCAGCCGATGCTGCATCAGGCCCATTCAAGCCAAGAAGGTCAGTTTGAGCATTAAGAGGCGCAAGCCCGGCAGTCCGGTACGGCGCCAGGTCAGCGCGTTGCTGCTCAAACTGTTTTTGAGCTTGCGCTTGACCGGCTTTCGCCGCCCCAGATTGCATAAGGCCGCCGGCAATCGTGCCAACAGCGCCAATCCCTGCCGCAGCTACCGCGAAGGGCATAGTTAATCCTCCAACGTCATTTGATATTCCGCCGCTATCGGCGGATCACCCTCGGCACGGTCGGCATTGTGGATGCAGGCGATCGTCACCCCGTCCGATAGCGTAAGGAACCGATGGAATACGCCGGCCGCGATCTTCACCGCACGCGGGCCGGCATAGTCGCCAAGCAGTTCATCGCCCGCCCATATACGCACCACGCCGGACACCACGAACGAGATGTGATCAAAGTCGTGCGCATGCTGCGGCAACAGCGTGCCACGATCCGGCACCATCCACTGCTTGAGGTAGATGCCGGCATACAACGTGAGGTCGGTCGTCGGCTGGCGTTCCGCGCGCTTCATTCGACCCTCATGCTCACGATCAGCGTAACCCGGTCGGTATCGCCCTCATTCACCGTCGAATGCGTCACAAGATTATCGAATAGCCACGCCTCGCCTACGCGCATCGTCACCCGTTCGTCGCCGCAGGTGTTGAAGCAACGGTCATTAGACGCAAGCGGCAGGTACGCCTTGGTCTGGAACCACTCGGAATGCCAGCGCCCACGGTCGTCGTGTGGCGCGACCCGCTGCCCACCAGGCACGCGGGTAATGAGCACGCCACCGAGTTCCACCGCTTCGACCCGCGCCATCAATCCGAACACGATGGGACGCAGATGCGGCAGCGCGTGCCAGGCCGGATACCACTGGCACCGGAACTCCTCGGCGAACGCCTCGCGGCTGGTTAGTTCATCCTGCGAGCGGAACCGCACCCAGATATCCTCGGTTCCCACGAACGAGCCGGCACCGCCGGTGCGCGCGGTGTGCTGATTCCAGAGCGACGGCTGCCGGTAGAGGTCGAGCACCAGCGGCAGAACCTCGACGCCAGCCGCAATCTGCTGGAAATACCGCATCACCCCTCCGGGGAAGGGCGCCAGCCGCCCGCAGGCAGACTGGCGCCCGACCCTACCTGCGGCGTATACTGATCGCGATCTTGACGCTGATCGCGACCCGCACCAATATCCGAGGCAGGAGCTTGAGCTGCTTCATCAGCTCTCCCTCCACGGTAAGCGCTGGGCAGGCCATTCCTGTCCAGCGTTTCCATATCTAGCACATCGTTGCGCATCTACCGCATCCGCCGCGCCCTGATAGTCCCAGTCGCCGTCATCGTGCCGGTAAACCCCGTCTGCGCCACGACCCACACGGTGGTCGGCGCGGTCACGTTGTAACGGCGCGTGGTCGTCGCCATCGCTTGCTGAAACGCAGAGGTGGGAAACGTCGCCGACGAAATCACATCCACGCCCGCCACACCAACGCCGAAATACCCGTGCGTGCCGGCCCCGGCCGCGAACACCACCCCGCCCGACACATCCCAGTCGCCTGGCGTGAGGCTGAGCGACACGACGTTGGCCAGTGCGTTGTTCGACACCGGCGTCGGTCCGGCCGTCGCGGTCAGATACTCGCCAATTCTGCCTGCCGCCGCGTCGCTGCCGTCAGTCACCCCGGTTCGCAGCCGGTCGGGCAGTCCGGCCAATGTCACAGCCACGTTCTGATAGAATGCCGCCCATGCCTGGGTGTGCTGCCCGTCGTCGCGCAGCGGCGTTTCGTTCGCCGGAGGCTGTAGCGGCGAGCCTGTCTCGGTTACCGCAGAGCCGGACACTACGATGCCCCACCGGCAATATCGGCGTCGATCGCATAGAGCGTGACGCGGCCCAGGGTGGTGACAGCAAACACCCGCTGGCGGAAACTGCCGAGGCGCGTGGTATAAACCCGCGTGCGCCGTCCGGCTGCCCCGGCACCGCCGGTATAGAGATTGCGTGGCCCGCCCGCGTAGTTCCAGCCGCCGTCATCGGACCATGTGAGCGCGACATCGAGATCGCCGCCCACCTCCATCTCAACCTCCAGCCGGCTGCAGAAGGCGCGGCTGGTCCCGGCCCAGAGCGGTGGCGTGATCGCCTGGCGCATCACCGCAACGCCGGCCTCGGTCGCATCAGTTGCCGACATGACGTAGCTGCGTCCATCGACGCTGCTGCCGAACACGTAGGTGGACGCCAACTGGCCCACGGAATACGGCAGCCATTGCCCGAGCCCGTTAACTGAACTGGCCCGATCGTGCCATAGCTTCGTTGCACAATCGTAAACCAGCGTGCGGTCACCGAAGCTCATCGCATAGAAATAGTGCCCATCCCACATGAACGCCACGGCGGTGGTCAGAGCCGCGGGCGTCACGTCCTTGATGATCGCCTCGATGGCATGGGTAGAAATCCGCACTGCGGCATAACCCTGCGACCGCACCACGATGCCTTCATTCGTCAGCCAGAAGATCGACCCATCGCAGACGACAAACGACTTCATCGACGTGGTACCATGCGGGATCACCCCACCAGCGCGGCGGCGGAACGGAAAGAACGAGGTTCCCGGCGTTGTCTCCAACCCAGATGAGCCGGCGTCGTACCAGACCTCGCCCCCCTTTTCGCCGACCAGCCACAGCTCGCCGCGGAGTACCAGCACGCGACGCAGCATGTTCGGCACGCCATCCGCCGAGGCAAAGTCGAGCGCATCGAAATCGGACGGGTCGAGCAGCAGCGAGCAGAAGAACTGCGCGTCTAGGTCGTCCGATGTGAACACGAAATAACCGTCGAGATACGCGACTGATCGCGCGCCTGGGAATGTCCCGCCGATCTGGTTGACCGCAGTATCGTGGTGGCCACAGGTGAATGCGTTCGGTGGTACGCACACCACCACGGCGTTAACGCCGACCGCGATCGTCGTCATCAGGTTCTGCGGATAGTCGTCGCCGCTCGGCGTGCCAATTGCCCCGAGATCCTGCACGACGATCGGGCCGTTGAACACCAACTGCCCCAGCCGGTAGAAGCGCCCGCCCGAGGCCACGTAAAGCGCGCTGGGCCAGTCGCCGTTCATCGCGGTTACCGGCCCGGCGCCGAAGGTCCAGCCGCTATCCACCAGGCCCGGCGTGGGGATTAGCGCCACCTCGCTGCGCGCATCCGATGGCGCCTGCTCGGCGTAGAGGTTGAGCAGGAACTTCGCCGACAGCGGCAGCGAGGCGTGCTGATACGACTCCAGCGGAAACGGTATGCGCTTCATGCCTTCTTTTGGCGCGGTAGCCGCATGCAATGCGGCGAGCGTGGTGCCGGACATCAGAGGCGAATCCCCCGCACCGTTAGCGTTCCGGCATACTGGATGTTGATCGTAGTGTTGGCTGGCACGAATACGTTAAGGTTGGTGTTCGCTGGCGCGGCGCCGCCAAGGATAAATACACCGCCGACATCCACCATGTTGATGACGCCTGTGGAATACAGCGACAGGTTCTCCGGCCGCGCTTTGGTGCTGTAGGCCCATGGCGACGCACCTGGCGTCAGGTTCAGGGGAACCGGCGGAATGCCGAGGTTGTTGGCGATGACATCGCCGGTGCCGCTGTCGGCGATCGGCGTAGGGCAGCCGACAAAGACGTTGGAACCCATCAGCACCGCGCCGCTGCCGGCTGCTAGGTTAATGCAGGTTCCCGGCACATCGTAAAAGCTGTTGCCGACGATGGTGCCACCGAGTTGCGCGCCGGAACTGACCACGATGCCGGTGCCGGTGGTATTCGCCGCATCCGATACGCCAAACGAGTTGCCGAGTACGGTGAGCTGCGCGGTGCCGGCGAGTTGCATGGCCGCACCAGCCGGCGGAATGATGAACAGCGAACTCACCACCTGCACGGCGAATATCGCCAGTTGCAGATAGATCCCGGTTGTGCAGTTGAACTGGCTGTTGGCAACCGAAAGCTGTGTCTCGCCCGTCCCTGAAGGAACGCTGATCCCGCTCCCGCAACCTGTGAAGTTGCAGTTCATCATCGCGACGCCCTGAATCCAGGTGCCGTAATTCAGCCCGGTGCCCAGGTTGTTGAACGTACAGCCATCGAAGTTGTAGACGACGCCAGGCACCGCCGATGTGGCAGTCAGATACACGCCGATGCCGGTCGTCGCGTAAGGACCCGTATCGGTATGCCCCAGGCATAGGACATTGGTGAATGCCACCTGCGTGAGTTTCGAGAGGCTGATGCAGGTGCCCCAGTAATGCGTGAGCAGCGCGCCATCCGACCCGACGAAGGTGACGTTCGTCACATCGCTCTGCGGCGAGTTCGGAAAGCTGACGCTGGCGATCGTGAGGTTGAGCGCGAGGCCAACGCTGCCGGCGCCATTCGTCCCGGTGGCAAACGTCATGTCGCGGATATGCACCGAGTTGGTTTCGCCCGGCAGGTTGATGGTCAGGCCGCCGCCGCCGGCCCATACCAGTTCGGTGATGTCCTGCCCAGCGCCGAACACACTGATGGTGGCACCAGCGCCAAGCGTGACGGGGATATTGGCGGCAAGCTGATATCTGCCGGGCGGAAAGAACAGCATGCCGCCGGTCGTCTGAACCGCGTTGAATGCCGCGGTGACTGCCGCTGTGTCATCCGTGGTGCCGTCGCCTTTGGCACCGTAGCTCTTGACGTTGACCGTCCCGCTCTTGGTGGCAACGTATGTCGCCATCGCCTGGGCTGTGAACCGTCCCGATCCGGCACGCTCGCCGACCAGGGAACTGACATCGGTTACCGCACCGAGGTCCGGCATATCGACGATGCGGATGCTATCGCTCATGCCAGGACGGGCTCCAGGATGTCGGTGCTAATCGGCACGGACGTATCGGTGAGCAGCGAGGTCGGCGGCAACTGGAACACCGAGCCGCCGAGGCGGATGTGCAGAATGCCGGACATCAGCGTCTCGGCGCCCTGCGTGTCGTAGCTGAGTTGCACCGCCCAGATGCAGCGGCGTGGCCAGAGGCTCATCGTGCCGGATGGGAACGCGAAATCGAACGCGCCGAGCGCATCGGATGTCGCGCCGGGAATGCTCGCCAGCAACTGCCCGGTGACCGGGTGCCACATGCCGTATTCGTGCCAGTATTGACCAGGCACATCGGCCCACACGGTGAACTGCGCGGACGGCCCACCGATGCCGCCGGTGAGATCCAGCGCCTGTGCGCACGGGTCGTCGCTATCAACCACGGTCACGCGCAGATAGAGGCTATCGGCGGCGGCCAGCACCATGTCGCGGCGTGGAATGTGCAGCGGCGAGGTGCGCATATACGGCACGGTCATGGCCATGGAGGGCATCAGGCGCTCCTAGGGGCGGCAGCGGGATATGAGGCATCGTCCGCACCATTTGCCCGCGGCACCTGTGTGGCGATCTCACGCAGCGCGTTGGTGACAGCGAGGAACGCCTGCACCTCACCGCCCTGGAAGGTAGAGCGTTCGAGGAACGCCAGCGCGATGCGGGCAAGCTCGGGGGTCATGGCGTTAGTGCCTCCCGCTGTTCACTGGACCGGAGGCGCCATACGGGCCGCGACCATAGGGGCGTGGCGTTGCCATCAGGGTGCGACGCTCGGGGTGACGGTGCCGGCGCAGCGCATGTTGCACATTGCTGTAATTCGTTGGATTATCGAGTGGATGGCGCTCTTGCAGGAGCAGCCACCCACTCTGACCAGGCGAGCTAGGGGCTCAACATG